TTGAAGGTTGGTTGATCTACTGTTACTGCTTCGCTGTTTGCAAGCGTAGCTATTATACTTGGTGATATTGTAGCAGTACCATTACCGCTTCCATCTGAATCTAAATCAGATTCAAGCATATAAACTTTATCGTGATTTGCAAACTTAATAATATCACCTGCTTTGAGAACATCGGTTGTTGATGCATCAAAACCTGATAGTGCAATAGTATTATCACCTACACTATGAGAACCATTTACAACAATATCTGTTTGCGTTCTATTAGCTCCTCTGTTTGTTATTGGATATGTATAATCAAATTTATCAAAAGAGTTTTGCTGTTTCTTTAAAAAAGCAAAAACATCCATCGCATCATCTTTTGATAAAGGTGGTAATGTAATATCCAAAGTAAAATATTGTGAGCCATATTTTCTAGTAACTCTTTTACCAGATACAGATTGATTTATTAAATTAGGTCTATTGTCTTGCAATGATAGACTGCTAGGTTTTATGGTTGTTGGAAAAGTACCTGACATTATGCTATCCCCATTTTACCTCTTGAATTATAAGCTTGATTGACCATACTAATAATCATGTTTTTTCTACTTGCTAACAATTCATCAAAACCTGCTGCATCTACTGTAGTTATATTAAAGTTTACAGTTGCACCTATACCTTGTCCTTTTGTGTGATCTATGACTGTTTCTCTGGGATGTAGTATGCCAAGGAAGCCACCACGCCCATCTATACCACCTGCTCTTACACCCATACCTGTATATCCACCGCCCTCAGCATTAAAAGGATTAAAATTATTAGTAAGTGATGAAGTAAAACCAGCAGCAGTTTGTCCTGATGCTTTTGTTGGTTGAAATGCTAAATCAATTGCACTTGAAATCATCCCTACTGCTTGTTGAACAATATACATTTGAATTAGTTCAGCAATGATAGCTCTAATTACAGATGTTGCTAATTGTTTAAAATCTCCAAAACCCTTGCTAGTGAAATCAAAAAAATCAGTAAATGCATTGGTTAGTTTGCCCTCGATGGTTTCTGCAAAAGTTTTGACAACCTGTATGCTTTCTTGAGACTTTTCTACAATTTTGTTAAATTCATCTGTAAAAGATTTTAATGAATCTGGTGTTTCTTCTATTGCTTTATTTTGTTCTATAACTAAATCTCTTAGTCTTTCAACCTTGCCAGATGCTTCATCGTATGCATCAAGAAAAATTTTAAATTCTGCTGAACCTTCTCCAAATCTTTCGTAAGCTTTAACTAGATTATCTAAAGCTGTTTTTTGTTGACCTAATGCAGATTGTAATTTTTCTTGCAATGAACTTAGTTCAGGATTTAATATTTTTGCAGTAGCAACTAAAGCAGATAGACCTGTTGCTAATGTTGTTAATGGATTTGCTCTTACAGCTACACCTAAAGCTACAACTCCTTTTATAATTTTCGGTAATGCACTTACAGCTAATGCTGTTGCAGGTATTAATAAAAGCTCCATATTTTTTGCTAACACGCCAATAGCTGACGCAGTAGTACCAAAAACTCTAGTAGCTTTTTCAAATTCACCAATTAATGTTGTAAAGTTTGTTCTAAGTAATGTTAAAGATTGACCAATAGTCATATCCATATTGGCAACAGTCTTTGTTGTATCATCTACAGCATTAATTAAAATTGGTAATATTGCTTCTGCTGTTAGTTTTCCCTCTGATCCAAAATCTTTTAACTGACCTGTTGTTATACCAAGACCATCTGCAAGCAAGTTAGACAATATAACATTATTTTCCATAACTGAACGCAATTCATCTCCACGCAAAGCACCAGAAGCTAAACCCTGTGCTAACTGTCTTGCAGAGTTTGCTGCTTCCGAACTTTCTGCACCAGCTATAACAAAAGTATTTGCAACTGTTTGTGTTGCTTTTGCTATGTCTGTCTGTGCAACACCTAAATCTTGTGTTGCTATGGTAAGTCTTGTAAACAATGTACCTATTGCATCAAAATCTGATCTTGATTCATTTGCGATCCTTTTTATGTTTGCCATAGCACTTGCTGTTTGTTCACTTGAGCCAGTAAGTGCTTGCATCCTGTTTTGTATATTAACAAACGAATCTGCTGCTGATACTAGCTCTCTAACAGAAAAAGCTGCAATTATTTGATTTCTTAAGTTGTTAATTGCATTAGTTGATGATCTGGTATCTTTTCTAAAATCGTTAAACATTTTAGAGGTTCGGTTATCACCAAACATTCTTATATGTATATCTGATCTAGCCATTATCTTATACCTTCTATTTTGCTATGTTTTGTCAATTCTTTTTCTCTTTCTTCATTTTGTATTTCAAGATAAGCCATCCACCCATGAAACTCCTCTAATGTCATTTGCTCAATTTCAGCTAGAGTTTTGTGTAATCTTTCAGCTAAAACAAATTTTATTTGTAGTTGCTTATCTTCAATTACTTTTTTTTAATTTGCTCCTGATCTATGTTACCCATTATTTCAGATGCAACTCTTATTAAAACAGTTCTATCTACTCTATTTAAAAAAGCAGACCTATCAGCAATATTAAATAACTTTTCACCATCCGCATCTAAAGCTTTGTAAATTAATACATAAGCAAGCAATTGTATTTCATCATCTTTTGCTAATTTCATAAACTTAGAAGTCTCCTGAAGGGTAATTGGTTTACAGTAAATCTTTAAAGGATTATCTGCATCCTCTCCCCATTCAGGAACTTCTATCATCTTTGTGTCAATGCTATCAAAATGCCTTGTTGCGTTATCTATTGCTGACATAATTAATAAGTGGTTGTTGTTAAGCCACCTGTTCCTTGAACAGTAATGCTTGATTCTACTAAGCCATCATAAGAAGCAGTTACACTTTTACCTGTAACAATAGCTGTGCCTGTAAGTTTTACAGCACCACTTCCTGTTCCTTCAGGTGCAAAGTTTAGTGTTACAGATGAACCCACAGATAAAGCTGTTTGTCCATTCGTATCTGTGTCATCAAAAAGAACATCTACTGAACCACTAAAGTCTTTTATTGAAGCTAAGTATGTCTTTGAAGCATCGCCCATACTGGTATCTTCCACAACATCAATATTTTCATCAATATTGTAGTTTCTTATTTCAGCTATTGCATTACTTCCAACTTGAACAGTACCACCTTTTCCTAAAAAAGTTGCCATATTTATTCCTCGTTTTTAGTTTTAGAAGAAGATTTAGATTTATCTTTCGATGGGATTGCTTCTTCTTTCCAACCCTTACTCTTAAGATACTCAACACTATCAGGGTGAGCATCTATAGAACTTTTGCCATTTGGACTAATTAATTTCATAATTTTTCCTCATTAAACTGCTACATCAGGATTGGTTTCCTGAACATAGTATTTTGTTAAAAATGTAAGCGAAACAAAACCCATCGGTTGTTCGCCTTCCGCATTGAACTCTATTTCTGTCGATTCTAAAAAAGTGTCTTTTGCAAGACCTCCTAATGTAGTATCAGCAGCAATAGCTTCTTCAACTTCTTTGCATATTGTATCAATAGTATCATCAAAATTAGAAGTTCCTTTTGCATAACCTTCTACAACTACGCTTAAATCTCTTTGCATCACTCTATCAGTATGCATAACTAATGGTTCGGATGTTTCTGATTTTGTGTAAATTACTAATGCAGGTAAAGTATCTAAAGGATACACCCTAGATTCATGTACTCTTGTTCCTGTTGTTGTTAAATTATTTAGATTAGTTCCAAAGTATTCTCTAATCTGTTGTCTTACATGATTTGCCATTACACTTCTTCCAGTATTAATTCTGTAAAACCTGTTCTATCTTTTTGCACATTGACAATAGTGTAGTTTTGAGCAGCTTTTAAAGTATTACCATTGACATCTTTTATTGCATCAACATTTAATAAATCACCAAAAGATGCGTTTGGCACATCAACACTTCTTGCATGAGCTACTGGTTTTAGAGCTTCTAAACCAATCCCTTCGTCCTGCAAGATAAACTCATTATTAAGAATGACACTTATGGATGTAGCAGTTCCGCTTCTTGTATAAGTTGCTCCTACACCATGTCCAAAATCTTTATCTAAATAAGACAGCATATCTGCTTCTGTTTCTAATCTAAACTGGCTCATTGTTTTTGTAACACTAATGAAACTAAGCCTGTATTATCAGGCTCAACTGTTTTTACTAAAAATGTAGTTGCACTAACAAGTGTGTTACCCTGATCTGTTGTTATAGCATCTACTCTTAATTCATCGTTTTGTGATATAAATGGAACGTCTGTAGCTTTGACTACTGCTCTTGGTTCAAAACCATCTACATCAACTGTACCACCACCAATACCAAAATATTCCTGATCTATAATTAAATTAATAACGCTTGTATTACCATCATCAATAAAACTCATGGTATCTATCAATGGAAAATCATCAAAGAAGTTCTGCTGTTTTTCAATAAAAGTACCTGTAACACCATGACCTGTTGTGGTTTCTACATAGCTTGAAAAATCAGCAGCACTCTCTAATGGCATTATTTTTTACTTCTTTTCTTAGGTTTAGGAGTTTCAGATTTTTCTAATCCTACGCTTCTATTAGTTTCTTTTTTTGGCTTGCCTTTGTATTCTTCAGCTTTACCATAACCAACCAATGATCTTCCCTCATCAATAGGAAGCTCAACCACATCACCTGCTTTTACTTTTTCTTTGTTAGCAACTGTGTCGCTTAGTATTAAATATTTCATATACCCACCTTTTCTAAGTTGGGTGGCAATTAAGCCACCCATTTTGTTAGTTGTTAAAACCACTCAATTATGAAGCAGCACAGAAAGACACAGCGTGTCTAACAGCTACATCAACTGATTGTAAAGCAACAATTCTAACTGTACCTGAACTTGAAGATGTATAAGGATCAACAACAATGTCTAATCCTCCGAACATTCCAATAAGTAAGTCATTAAAGTTACCAAACACATAATTGTTTGCAGTTAACTGTGGTGATACAACTGCTCTGTAGCCATTGATCTCATCGTTAACAGCAACAAATTGTGCTGTGTTGGTTGCTTTTTCAGTAGTTTTCAATGTGCCATAGTTAGTTGGATGCACAATATAAGCTAGATCGCCAAGTAATGCGTTATCAACTCTAACAGCAGTTTCCATTGAAACCATTTCAGCAAAAGTTGGAGCAGCAGCACTTGAAAGTGATACTGAGTTAATTCCTGAAGTGTTGGTAATACCTGTTGGATTACCTGAACTTCCTGATCCTTCTAATGCAGCATCATCAATAGCAATAGCCATTGAAGCAGCTAAATCGTTTCTAACTAGATTTTCAACATCAATTGATGATTGAATCATAAGTTGTCTAGTAATGTCTGTAAACGCACCTAATGATTTAGGAGACATACTTACATTTCCAACTGTTAATTCAGATTCACCAGCAGCTCCGCCTTCTGAACTAATGAAAGCAGCAGAAGCAGCAGCAGTTTTTCTAGGTATCTTAACATCGCCTGTAAGACCATTTAGCATAGTTGCTAGTGGCATAACAGCAGAGTTGTTTCTTAGAACATCAATGAAATCACCTGCTCTGTAGTCTTGACCAATTAGGTCTCCATCTGAGCCTGCTGATAAATCTCTTTGATTCCAATTTCTTAAAACTTCATCTGGAAGCATAATACCTTGAGCAGTTTGCCCGTATGATCTTTGTGCAGCTTCAGAAGCTTCAAATTCAAATTTAGCAGCTTCTTGAGCTCTTCTATCAGTTGGATTTGCCATCGCATTGATAGCTCTCAATAAGCTAAATCTTTTTGTTTCTTTTTCTGTAAGACCAATATCTTTTGGAGTTTCTAAAGGAGTATCATTAGAAATGTTGTCTAATAAAATACCTCTAAACTCTTCAACAGATTTACCTTCAGAAATAGCTTTATGAGCTAGGTCTCTTTTGTTGTGCTTAACAGCTAAATCAAGAATCTCTTTTGAGTTTCTTGCAAATTCTTTTTTTGCAGCTTCAGCACTTTCTGACCTAACTTCATCAAGATTAATTTCTTGTTTTTCGTTTTCCATAATTTGTACCTTTGCTTTTTCAGCAATTTGTTTTGAACGTCCAACTCCAACAAGTCTACTTTGATCAGCAGGAACACTTACACTTGAAACTTCAAGTGGCGTCCAACTAGCTCTGTAGTAATCCTCGTCTTTGTCTTTCATTCTTGTTAATTTATCAACTCGATAGCCTACGCTGATATTCATGCGTATACCATCAAGTACATCTCTAAAAACTTCTTCAGCTAGAGCAGATCGACCAAATCTAACTACTGCTATTGTCCTGTTAGCAGTCTGATCAAGTTTAAATTCTTCAATAACACCAATTTGTTTTGTCATATCGTGATCTAACAAAAGTGGTGCTCTTCCTGATTCCATAAACTCCATGTTTATATCTTCAGGTGAGTGTCCTAGAACTTCCATTCCAAAACTACGTTCAACTGGCTCTTCACTAGAAACACCAATTCTTACACGTCTATTTTCTTCATCAACAAATTCTGATCTAGATAAATCAATAGTTCTGTAATTAACTTTTAAATTAACTACTTTCCTTTCTTTATCTTCATCTTCATCATCGTGATATGGACGTGCTTCCTCAGTCATTTCCATTTCTTCGCCTTGTTCCTCATCCTCGTGATGCTTTGCAAACTCGACAACAACTTTATCATCGGTTTCGCTTACATTGAGGATATGCCTATCCTGTTTATCTTCCATAGATTTCTCCTCTTTGCTTGATAAAGGATGTGATTTAGGAAGCAAATCAGTATCATGCTTCCCACCTTGAAACCTTCCATTTCGTAAAACAAAAAGGAAGGAGTTAACTCTTGCATACGCCCATTGTTCAGGCGATGTTACATTAGGTCTTACACTAGAAGGTGATGTTTTATATGCACCAATTCCTCTTTCAAAGACCGCCAAAAGTGTTCTGTAGGTTGTTCTTTTTGAAGCCACATTGCCAACTTGTTCATTATGATCTTCGGCTTTTTTTCGCAATGCTTTTTCAACATTATTTGATACTTGTCTGTCAGCTTGAGCTTGACTTGCTGATCCATATTCTTTTTGTTCTAGATACTTGATAGCTTCTAGTATGACATCTTTCATACCTCTTTCGCCTAGCGTTCCTACAGAAAGCCATTTCATCTGAGCAACAACACCGCCAATGTTTGAAGGTCTTGCAGCTTTGTCTCCAGACTTAAACTGTGAGCCATCCTCAAAATGTCTTGCTATCCAAGCTTCTCTCTCTTTAATTTTATCTAATACAGCAGGAGTTTCATCGCCATCTAAAGCTCTCATTAATAATCTAAAAGACCTATTACCCTCTATATTACCACCCGCTTTCCAAATCTCAGGATTGTTTTCTTTAACACCCTCTGCAAATCTTTTATCAAAGACTGGATAATTAGAGTTTCTAAGAGATATTTTTTTATCATCTCCTTTTGTTGGAAAATCAGTCGCCATCATCACCACCTTGTATATTAGCTTCAACAGGCAACTTCTGACCAAAAGGTTGATATGCTATCTCAATACCATACTGTTCTGCTAGTGCTATCTCTTTTTGATGTTGTTCAAATAGTTCTTCGACATCTCTTCCAAAAGCAGAAGATATATCGCTATAGGTTGTTGTTCCGTTTTGTAATCCTATGACATTTGCTTGCATCTCTTTTAACGGATCAATGTGTGAAAATGATCTTGGTATATAGGTTATACCTCTAGCAAACTTATCAAACTTACCCATTGGAAGATTGATATAACCTGTTGACATAGCCATCTCAAGCCAAGATTTAAAAACAGGATCAATAAAATGCTCAATAATAAACTGTTGCATAATCTGATAAGCACTTCTATCTTCTAAAGCACCCTGACGAATTGAAGAGTAGTTGACCGAACTAAGATCGTTTGACAATGAATGATATGAAATATTTAGACCACTTGCGATACTTCTTAACACGCTAGTTGTAAAAGAATCAAAAGCAGAATTTGGATGAGATGGATCAAAAGCTTTGAAATCCATACCTGCTGGCAACTGTTCAAATACGCCTGCTTGAGCAGTCATTGTGGGATTGAAAGTGTCCTCAAAATCTCCATCGCCAACATAGCCATCTCCGTCTGGTGAAATGAAGAATCCTTGCTTAGATGCACCTACTCTTGCAGCTACTATCTCTGCTTCAAGATATGCATTGAGTTGTTTTACATTTGCCATAACAGGTGCAATAAAGGAAACACCTCTTGTTTGTTCTGCTCTATTTGGTAAGTATGCGTGTATTATTTCTTCAGCAGGAACTCTAATATATTCTTGAGCAGGTTTTGGATATGTGTTGTTGTAAGGATGTTTTTTGAATAGATGATAAGCAACAGGCTTATCGTTTCTATCAACCTCAACACCCATCTTAATACTTCTGCCATTGGGTAAAGTATTATCATTTTTTTGTTCATCTAAATGATCTGCTTCTAAAAACTGTATCTGAAAACCAAAATCTGAATCTGTTGTTTTTATTTTTCTTATTAATACTTCACCATCTCTAAGCAAAGTTTCAATAAATATTTTTTGACAATCTAAAAATGATAATCTTCCATTTGCTGTACAGTTGCCTAGTTGTGTCCATTCTTTCCATGATCTTTCTATCAGCAGGTTAGCTCCTAAGTCTAATGATCTATCATCATTATATGACTTGGAGCTTACTCTTACGCCTTGCTTGCCAATGACATTCGATACCATCAGGTTAAGGTATCTTGAGATATATGCATCGTTGCGAGCTAACTCTCTTCCTCTATCTCTTAGGATTCTAAGGTTGTCTTTGACTTCTGCATCGGCACTTGTTGAGGTTGTTAAAAAGTCTGCAAACAATCTTCCTGTGTTTGCACCTTGATAACTTCTTTTAAAAGCTCTTTTCTTAGCCTTCTTTTTGTTATTGCCTAATAAATTATCGTACCAAGCCATTATGTGTAGTCTGTTGGATTAATAGTTGAAGTTGAACCAAACTTTACTTTGATAGTGTTGCCTGATCCTTGTTTGTTTCTG